GCAGGTGGCGAAGGTATTGATACTTCTGCTTCAAGTAATACAATTACTATTGCTGGTGAAGATGCAACAACAAGTAACAAAGGTGTTGCTTCATTTGATTCTAATGACTTTACAGTTTCTAGTGGAGCTGTAAGTTTAGCAACAACTTCAACTGCTGCAGAACTTAATATACTAGATGGAGTAACAGCTACTACAGCAGAACTCAACATACTTGATGGAGTTACTTCAACAGCTACAGAACTTAATTTACTTGATGGTGTTACAGCAACTACAACAGAACTTAACTATGTAGATGTAGCTACAGCAGGAACTGTAGAAGCTTCAAAAGCTATAGTAGTAGATAGTAATAAAGATTTTACTGGTGCAAGAAATATAACAATTACAGGCGAACTTGATGCAGCTACATTAGATGTATCAGGAGATGTAGACATTGATGGTACTTTAGAAGCTGATGCAATTACAGTAAATGGTACAACACTAGCAGAAACTATTAGTGATACTGTAGGAGCTATGGTATCTTCTAATACAGAAACAAACATAACAGTATCTTACGATGATAGTGACAATACATTAGATTTTGTTATTGGAACACTTAACCAAGACACTACAGGTTCAGCAGCTACTTTAACAACTGCAAGAACTATTGGTGGTGTAAGTTTTGATGGTAGTGCAAATATTGATTTACCCGGTGTAAATGCTGCAGGTAATCAAAATACAACTGGTAATGCTGCAACAGCTACTTTAGCTACAACAACTACAGTTACTGATAGTACAGCAAATACAAATTTCCCTATAGTCTTCCATGATGAATCAAATGGTTTATTAGATGACACAGGTGCTTTACGATATAACCCAAGTACAGGAGAACTATTAGTTCCTAAACTTACTGTAGCAGGAACAACTACTCAAGTAGATACTGTTACTATGGAAGCTTCGAATGCTATTATTTTTGAAGGAGCTACAGCAGATGCAAACGAAACTACACTTAGTATTGTAGACCCAACTTCAGACCATACACAATATTTAATTAATCAAGGTGGTTACATTCCAGTATTAGCAGCAGCTACAACAACTGCTATTACTTCAACACCTGCAGAATTAAATTTATTAGATGGCTCTACAGCTAATACAGTTGTAAATAGCAAAGCAGTTATTTATGGTTCTAGTGGAGAATTAGCAGGTACATTATCTACAGCAGCACAAACAAACATTACAAGTCTTGGAACACTAACAGCTTTAACAGGTGGAACAGGAGACTTTAATTGGGATTCAAATACTTTAGTAGTTGATTCTTCAACAAACAGAGTAGGTATAGGTAATGCCTCACCAGATGTATCACTTGATATTGGTAGCTTTACAGATGCTATACATGTACCAGTAGGTACTACAGCACAAAGACCGGGAAGTCCAGCAGCAGGTTATTTTAGATATAATTCTACTACAGGTGGTTTTGAAGGTTATACAGATGAATGGGGTGCTATAGCTGGTAGTGGTAGTAGTGGTAATACTGCTCCAAGTCTTGATACAATGACTGGAGATGGTAGTGATACAACTTTAACTTTAAGTACAACACCATCAAATGAAAATGCAACTTTTGTAACTATAGATGGTGTACTACAACATAAAGATACTTATGCAGTATCAGGAACTACATTAACATTTTCTGAAGCACCTCCTGATGGCTCAAAAGTTGAAGCTATTACATTAAACGCAACTACAACTACTACTGCTACTACTTTAACTGATGCAGATTCAGATACTAAGATACAAGTAGAAGAATCAAGTGATGAAGATAAAATAAGATTTGATATAGCAGGTACTGAAGAAATGGTAATGGATGCTTCAGGTATTATTATCAATGAAGGAAGCAATGACAGAGATTTTAGAATTGAAAGTAATGGAAATACTCACATGTTATTTGTTGATGGTGGTAATAATAAAATAGGTATTGGCACAAGTTCTCCTTCAAATAATCTTGAAATTTTTACAGATGCAGGAGATGAAGGATTAACCATAAAAAGCACTGGTAATACTTCAAATGCAATTATAATAGACGCAAATAGAAGTGGTGCAGGAAGTTCTATAGGCGAAATACAAAGTAAATGGAATGGCACAGCTGTTACCATGATTGCTTCTCTGACAGGTAGTGACACTACAAATAAAGATAATGGACAACTAAAATTTTATACCTCTTCAGCGAATAATCTTGCAGAAAGAATGGTTATTGATGATGAAGGTGGTGTTGGAATCGGAACTAGTGGTCCTGCACATTTAGGAAGAACTGGTAATGGTGCTATATTACATTTAGATGGTGATGATTGTCAGTTAAGATTACAAAATAGTATTTTACACCATGACAATAGTGCTAATACAACTACATTTTTAAGAAATCATTATGCTAGTTCAGGTAGTGATGGTCTTGCAAGAATTACTTTAGAAGCAGGAACACAAGTTTTTACTACAGGTACAAATTATGATGAAAGAATGCGTATTAATGCTACTGGTCAAGTATTAATAGGAGTAACTTCTGCATTACAAAGTGATAATACTATGTCACTTGCTGGAAGTGCCACAGGTGCAGGTAGTGGTGTTATAGATATTAGAAATACATCAAGTAATGATAATTGTGGTGTTATTAGTTTATCAAAAGCAACAACAACAACAACATCTGCTAATAGATATATATATTTCTATGCTAATAATTTTGGTACAAATATGGGTGCTATTGGAGGTAATGGTTCAGGTAATGCTGCGTTTGTTGCAACATCAGATGAAAGGCTTAAAGAAAATATAAAACCAATCACAGGCTCATTAAATAAAGTGTTAGCACTAAATCCAGTTTCTTTTAATTGGAAAGAAAATGGAGAACATATTGAAGCAGGTTTCGTAGCACAAGAAGTTGAAAAAGTTTTACCAGAATATACTGTTACTGATAATGATGAAATTAAAACAAAAAATCTTACAGGTGGTATGACAGGTGGATATATAGCTGTACTTACTAAAGCTATACAAGAACAACAAGAACAGATTGATGCCTTACAATCTGAAATTAATATTTTAAAAGGAGAATAATATGGCAATAGGATATACTTGGGATGTTTCAACAGTTGATACATACCCAACTAAAAGTGGTAAAAGTGATGTAGTGTATCATGTACATTGGAGACTTACAGCAACTGATGATACTAATAAAGATAGCGAAGGTGAATATTGGACTGCTGATACTTATGGTTCACAAGTTTTAGATACTTCAGACCTTTCAAGCTTTACAGCATTTGCAGACTTAACAGCTAGTGATGTTCAAGGCTGGGTCGAAACAGCATTAACTGCTGATACTGTTACAGCTATGAAAACTGCATTAGATGCACAGATAGCAGAAAGCATTACACCTACAAGCGTAACAAAAACTATCAGTTAGTTATGGAATTAACACCTTATTTATTTTGGAATATTTTTATAACTTTGGTGTTAGCTCCCATACTCTATGGTATTCGTAGTAATACTGCAGAGGCTAAAAGAATTGACATACTCTTAAACAAGACTCGTGAAGAAATTGCAAAAGACTATGTAACTAAACAAGAATTAAAAGATGATATGAATACTCTAATGGATAGAGTAGAAAAATTACATGAAAAGGTTGACAAACTCTTTGAGGTAAAGTAGAATGGCAAAACAAAAGAAAAAAAGAAATAAAAAATATAAAAAGTATATACAAAACTATGTTACTGGTGATAGAGTAGATATGCGTAATGGTGGTAGAGTTGGTTATCAAATAGGTAAAAAAGTTGAAACACCTGAAGAAGAAGGAATGTCTATACAAAGACAAAATAATAATGCTGAAGCAGAAAATAATAATTTAACAACACCTCCACCTGCATCTCCTATTGGAGCACCTGCTACAGGAACTACTTTTACTCCAACAAAACCTGAACCTATTGTAACAGAAGTTCCTGAAACTACTACTACAACTACAACTCAAGCACCTGCAAAAACTCAAGAAGAATTTTATGCAGAATATGGAGATTATACTGGACCTACAAGAGGTGCACAAGCAGCTCAACAAAAAAGAGATTTTAATGCTGCAAGAGAACAAGCTTATCAAAATTATTTAAGACAATTAGCAAATAATCAATCAGTTAATGTTGAAGCTATGAATACAGGTCAAGGAGACCCTGCTAGAGAAGATAGAGTTTTTAGAACTGGACAAACAGCAGAACAAATAGCTAGAGGTCAAATGGAAATACCTTTAATTCCTACCCCTGCTACTATTGGAAGAGAAGGTACTGATATAGCAACTGGTACTGGTCAAATGGATGACCAAATAGAAGATGTTAATAGACAAGATATTCAAGTAGGAACAGAAGAAGTTTCTACAGGACAAGTTACTGAAGCTCAAACTCCACAAGAAAGAGGAGCTGCTCAAATAACACAAGACGAATTAACATTAGTTCCAGAACAAGCTCAAGTTGATACAGCACAAGGACAAGTATCTAGAGATACAACTGGTGTAGATGTTGATAGAGTTGGAGATTTAGATAGTACACAAGTTCAAATAGAACCCGGAGCAGTAGCAAATAGAGTTGTTGGTGTTTTAAGTCCTGAAGCAAAAGCTACTGCAGCAACAAATGCAGGTACAAGTTTATCTAGAATTACTAGAGCTAAAAAACAATTAAGTAGAGCAGGATTATCAGAAGAAGATATTGCAACAATTGGTAATGACCCTGAAGCTTTAGAAGATAGATTAGCTGATTTTAGTGAAGAAGAAAGAGGAGTAATAGCTGGATTACCTGAAGAAGCTTTAGTATCTACACAGTTAAATGGTTTATTAGAAGGTATGGAAAATGGTGAAATACCTGTATGGGCTAGACCTGCTGTTGCTAGTGTAGAAGCTATGTTAGCAAGAAGAGGACTAAGTGCTTCTAGTGTTGGTAGAGATAGTTTATTTAATGCTATAGTTCAAAGTGCTATGCCTATTGCTCAAAGTAATGCACAAGCTATACAACAAAGTGTTTCACAACAAAAAACAATCGAAGCTCAAACTGCTGAAGCTAATGCACAAAGAATGCAACAAACTGCTTTAGTAAATTCTTCTAATGTATTTAAATTAAATATGGCTCAGTTTAGTGCTGACCAACAAACAGAACTAAGTAATAGTAAATTTTTACAAACTGTAAGTTTAACTGAAGCAAGTGCAGAACAACAAAGTATTATACAGTCTGCAGTTTTATTATCTCAAGCTAATATAGCAGAAGCTAATTTAAATCAACAAGCTCAAATACAAAATGCTAAAAACTTTTTACAAATGGATTTAGCAAATTTAAGTGCTGAACAACAATCTAATATGTTAAGAGCACAACAAACACAACAAAGATTATTATCTAATCAATCTGCATTAAATGCTGCTGCACAATTTAATGCTGCGAGTGAAAATCAAACTAATCAGTTTATGTTAAACTTACAAGCTAACATGGAACAGTTTAATGCTTCTCAATCAAACTCTATGGAGCAATTTAATGTATCACAAGAAAATGCTGCAGAAGCTAGAAGAGTTGGTAATGAATTACAAGCAGAAAGTTTAGAAGCTCAACTAGCTTTAGATGCTGAAAAATTTAATAGTAAACAAGAATTTGTAAGAGACCAATTTAATGCACAACAAGAAATGGTTATTGCACAATCTAATGTTGAATGGAGAAGAAAAGCTAATACTGCTGATACTGCTGCTTTTAATGCAGTTAATCAACAAAACGCACAAAATGCTTTTAGTCTTACAGCAGCAGCTAATAATTTTTTATGGCAAGAATTAAGAGATGAAGCTGATTTTGATTTTAGAAGATGGGATAATGACCAACAAAGAAAAGCATCTTTACTTATTGCTGCTTTAGGTAATGAGCAAGGTGTAAATAGAAAAGATGGATGGACTCAAAACTTAAATTCTATTGGTTTATTATTAGAAGGTTGGTTAGATTAAGGAATATATTATGGGAAAATTAAGAAAAATAGGTAAAAAAATAGGAAGAGGAATAAAAAAAGTAGGTCGTAAACTTAAAAAAGGTTTAGGTAAAATTGCTAGAGCTTTTGGTAAGCTTGGACCACTTGGAAGTATTGCATTATCTTTTATTCTTCCCGGTATTGGTTCTTGGATAGGAAGTATGGCAGGTCAAACAGGTACATTTTTAGGAACAATAGCAACTGGTATTCAAAATGCTGCAGGTTTTGTTGGTGAAGGTGTAAGTAGAGTATTTACTAGAGTTACTGATGCAATAGGTACAGGAATGGATAAAGTTGGTACTTTATTTGGTAAAAAAGACATAGGCACTAACTTTCAAAACTTTGTAAGTGATGTTACTAATGGATTTGTAAAACCTGCTGATGTAAATGCAGGTGTATATGCTGATGTAACTCCGGGTATGTATACTCCAGGACCAGAAACAAATCTAGGCATAGGTGAAATAGAAGTTGTTGCAAGTAGAGGAGAATCATTTATAGATGCAGCACAAGCTAGAGGTGAAAGAATGTTTGCACCTTCAGATAAACCTAGATTATTTTCTGACGAAAACAAACTTGCTGTTAATGAAGATGGAACAAGAATAAAAGCTAGAGATAAAATAAGAGGTAGTCAAGAATATTCTTCATATAAAAAAATACTACCTGTTGCAAAATTAGGTTCAACTATTGTAGCTACTGAAGATGCTGAAAAATACGCAGCTTTACAAGCTAAAAAAGATAGAGCAGAATATTTTTCTGATGTTGCACAAAGTAATTTAATGAGAAGTGTTGACCCTAATATTGGTTATATAGATTTTAATAATCCTAATCCTTCTCAAAACGATTTATATATGTTACAAAATGCATATACAGGAATATTAGGATAAGGAGAAATTATGGCAGGAATACCAAAAGAATTATCAGAAGTTTTATTTGAAAGGTCAGTTCCCGGACAATCTTTAACTAATCCAGTAGAACAAAGATATCCTTGGGAACAACCACCTGAAATAACATCTGTTAGAGAAGGTAGAGAAAAAATATTTTTAAATTTATTAGAACCTAATAGATTAAGAAGTGTTTTAGATTTATTACAATCTAAAATACCTGTTAATACTATTGCTCAAGTTGTATTAAGAGAAGGGTTTAACAAAGGTAAATTTAATCCGGATATGATGTTAAATTTATTAGAACCAACTATGTATATGTTAATGGCTATAGCAGAAAAAGCAGGTATTGAACCAGTTATTGATTCAGATGATACTGATGAATTAGATGAAAATGACAGTATTGATTTAGAAAAAAAATCCAAAAGTATGATAGGAGAAGGTGGTAGATTTCAAGATGCTCAAGTAAGAAATATACAACCGATGTCTGTTGGTAAAAATATAAAAGAACAATTAGAAAATTTAGATGGTGCAAAACTAAGAGCAAGTTTATTACAAAAACAAGAACCTAAAGAACGAACAAGTCTATTAGAAAAATAGGAGTAAAGAATGGCAGAAGATTTTAATGATATTTTTGAAAACTTTGGTGATAAAAGTTTAGAAGAACTTGGTTCATCTTTATTATCTAGACAAGATGCTATAAATAAAAAAAGGGCTAAAGAAGAAAAAAAGTCTAGAAGAATAGGACAAGCTCTTGCTATATTAGGTGTAGGTCAAAAAATATTTAAAAATGCTTATAATAAAAGAGCAAAAGAATTAGATGATTTAAAAGTATTTGAAATTGCAAACAATACTGAACAAGGTACTAGAATAAATCAAATGTCAGATTTATTAACTGTATTTGATGAATCAGATTTTGCAGCAGATTTATCTACAGATGAAAGATTAAAAAATTTTTTAGCAAATGATAAAAAAGTTGATTTACTAGAACAAAAATTAGGTGGCAATATTGATACTATTTTAAAAGAAATATCAATGTTTGAAGGATTTAATACTAGACCTGAATACTTAAAAACAAAAGAATATTTAACTGAAGAAGCTGCTAGATATTTTTTAGAAGGTAATAGAGTTAAAAATTTTGAAACAGAATTACAGAAACTATATACTGATAAAAATTTAGATAGAATGGAGTTATTAGAAAAAGGAATGGGATTAACCTCTACTGATTTAACAAGAGCTGAAATTCGATATTATGATAATTTAAAACAACAATATAGAGATAGAGGTATATTACAAAGTATAAAAGATATTGGTACTAAATTAGGTCGTAGGTCTGAAAAAAATGGAGAAATAAATTTATTTAGAAATGTAAATGAAAGATTTGATTTATATGGTAGTATGGATACAGCTTTATCTGATTTAAATATTAATCCAAAATTAGTATTATTACTAAATGAAAGCATAGCAAACTTTACAGGTTCAACAAGTGAGTTTAGAATGAAAGCTGATTCAAATCCAGAATTACAATTAGCAGTTAGTAATCAAGTAGGTGGTATAGCTAATCTTAGAAATAAAAGTATTGCAAGAGATGAAATATTACAAATGGGTCCAAATAAAGGTAAAGATTTTGATTTATTTTATGAAGCAATAAAAAATGATGCTAATATGAATGAAAATTTTATAAGAGATATTACTACAATGGTAATAGCTTTTCGTGAACCTACAAGTGGAAGTGATGTAGCTGTTAAAATGTATGAAGCTAATATGAATAGGTTAAATAAAGAAGTTACACAACAAGCAAGAGACGAATTTATTAAAAATATAGAAACTGATGAAACATTTGCAATTAAATTTGCAACTATAATGACAGGTAATATAGGATTTAAAGAAATAAAAAAAGCTGGATTTAATATAAGAACTTATGATAGTTCTGGTTTAGTAGATGGTTTAGATAAAGATTATACTTATAATATTTATGATAATCCATTATCAATTATAATAGATGATGGTATTAAAACACCTCAAGAAAGTTCTAGTGGTAAATATGAAATAGATAGAAATTGGAGCTCTATGAGTGCAGCTAATCAAATGTTAGCTTTTGATAAACAAGTAAATACTATTGTAAAAAGTAGAATAAGTGATTCTAAAAAAATGTTATTATTAGAAAATTTATTTGAAGAAATACAAAATCCAAGACAATTAAATTTTGAAGACTATATGGAATATTTTAATAATAGATATACACGACCTTATAGTCCATATCAACCTCTTACTGGACCTTTTGTTCCTAGAAAAAATTTATTAAATAATTAAAAAGAAAAATGTCTAACGCTATTCAATCAGCTTATGTGGAGTTATTAAGAAATAGACAAACTCCTATTGAGCAACAAGAACAACAAGATAAAAATTTTTTAGCTAATTTATATAATCAAGCTGTAGCACCTACACAAACTGCTACTACTGCTCCTGTAGGTTCAAAGCTTCTTGAAACATTAGATAAAGAATTAAAAGAAAATTTAATAACTAAACCAATTCTATCTGGTAAAAAAAGTTTAACTCAACTTGCAGAAGATGAAGAATTTGCTGTTAGAGCAGAAAGATTTTTAGATGGTATAGGTAGTAATGAAAATATATTTGAATATTTAAGAGACGCTGATTATAGTTTAAGTTCTGCTATTGTTCGTTCTTTTGAAACAGGTAAATGGACTGAAGAACAAAAAGAAGATTATAATTATTTAAAAGAACAATTTAATAACGCAGAGCTTAGAGGATTTAAAGAAAAATTTGGATTAGTAAAAGACTTAGCTGGTGATATTTTATTAGACCCATTAAATGCTGTTGCTGCTTTATTTGCAATTCCTACAGCAGGTACATCAGCAGCTTTAGCTGGTGGATTATCAACAGCAACTAAAGTAAGTGCAAAAGCTTTAGCAAAAGCTAAATTAAAACAAGCAAAGGGAACAGCTTTATTAGGAGCATCTGAAGGTGCTGCATGGGGTGGATTACATAATTATTTTATGCAAGACATGGATGTAGATTTAGGTTTGGACACTGATATAGATTTAAGAGAAAGTGCATTATCAGGATTAATAGGTGGTGCTTTTGGAGGTACATTAGGTGGAGTAGCAGGTATGATTCCCGGTGGTATACCTAGTGGTTTTTATTCTAAAACTGCTAAAAAAGAATTAAACTATGCTAATGAAAATGATATTGTTGTTACACCAGAAACTAGAGCAAAAGAAGCAAATGATTATGAATTACAAGAATTTATAGGAACTTCAAAAAATAAAATAGATAAAGGATTTTATAAATTTATTTCAAAAAGTATAGGTAAACCTACTACAGAGTTTTTACAAGCTGCAGAAAAAAGTCCTACATTACAAAACTTTTTAAGAAAACTTAGATATGATTATGATGCTGAAGTTTTAGGAAAGAAAAAAGAAGGAGTTAAAAAAGTTATATTAGCAATTGGAGGAGAAACTACAGAAACTTATGGAGAGGCTCTTAGTAGAAGATTTGGTAATGCACATTTTAAATTAGCTAAAGCTTTAAATGTTTTATATAGAACTGGATTTAGAGCTAAAATTGTAAAAGAACAAAACGATGTTTTAAGAACTTTATTGCGTGATGATAGAATGAGTGTTAATCGAATTGATAAATTTATAGGTCAAAAATATAAAGGTTTTGATATCGATGTAGATGTAGCTACTGCATATAAAGGAGTTAGAACTTTATTAGATGATACATTTAAAGAGGCTAAAAAATTAGGATTATTTCAACCAAATACAATGAATATAGGTGGTTATTTTCCTAGATTATTTAAATATGATGTATTATTAAGAAAAAGAGAAATATTTGAAAAAAAACTTGTAAACTCTGGACATGCTGACCCTACCAATAAAAAAACTATGATTGAAATGGTTGACAGAGATGGTAATAAAGTTTTTGTAAATAGATTAAATGATGAAGGAATAGATGAAGAAGTATTCGGAAGAAATTTTATAAAGGAAGCAAGTTTAGATAGAACTTCTAATATTGAAGAATTAACAGAAGCTGAACTACTTTTAGCTAAACAATATAAAGCTAATGCTATTGTATCAAATATGTTAGAAGAAAGATGGACTCCAATAGAATTAAGACAAAAAGGTAAAAGTCAATCTTCTTATTTAACTCCTCGTAGATTTACAAAACTAGCAGATGATGATATAGATGAATTTTTAGAAGATGATGTTCAAAATGTGTTAGAAAATTATTTTACTAATATATCACAATCTATAGAAAGAAAAAGATATTTTGGTGGTACATTAAATGCTTTTCAAAAAGAAAAATCTAAAATAAAAAATGAATTAATTAAAGAAGGTTTGTCAGTAGAAGATGCTGGTTTACTTGGAGAAAGATTAGAAGATGTATTTAAAAAAGTTACAGGAATAGAAACATATTCTCAAAGTTTTTTAAAAAGAAATAAATATGGTAGAATTTTTAATGACTGGGGTAAACTTACACAACAAATGGCTTACTTACCTTTTGCTACTTTATCTAGTATAACTGAACCTTTACTTTTATTAAGTCGTGTTGGTACAACAGATACTCCTGCAGCAATATCTAATATTGGTAAAGCATTAGTTAAAGAAGGTGCTAATGTTTTTGATAGAACTTTTAAAGGTATTCAACGAGGTGTATTTGGTAAAAAAATAAAAGGTTTTAAAGATTTAGATGATGAAACTTGGAATGAATTATATTCAACAGGATTAGCATTAGAACAATCAGTACAAGAAAGAATTGAAGGATTAGCTGGAGAAGCACTAACAGGAACTATTGCTAAAGCAGGACAACAAGCATTTTTTAAATTTAACTTATTAACACAATGGACTAAAGCAGTTCAGTTAGCATCATTTACAACTGGTAAAAGATTAATAAAACAAAATGCTAGAAAATTATATGAAGGTAATTTATCTAATCAACGAAAAAAATATTTAACTGGACAACTTAATGAGTTGGGTATAGAAGCTGACGATGCTATAAAATGGTATCGTAGTTCTTTAAATGAAGCAGGTCAATATGATGATAATTTAGCTCGTGGGTTAGATGGTAATTTAAATATAGTAAATGATAGTCAAGCATTATTTTATAGTAGAGATTTTTTAAATGGTGCTAATAGATTTACTAAGGAAATTATTCTTAACCCAAGTGTGGCTGAAGCTAATAGACCTTTATGGTTTTCATCTCCTTCTGCTCAATTATTAGTTCAGTTTGCTGGTTATCCTACTGTATTTAATAATACTATTTTAAAAAGATTTGTTAACGAAACTAGAACATATCCTTTACAAGTTGGTATGGCAAAAATTTTACCTACAACTTTATTAATGACTGCAGTAGCTTATGTTGGTAATGAACTTAGAAGTAATGGTAAAGCTACTAAAGATTATGCTACTGGAGAAACTAAACCAGAGGGAGAAATAATTTTAGATTCTGTAAGAAGATGGGGTGGATTTGGACCAATTGATTATGTTAATAGATGGTCACAAGAAAATGAAAGAAATGTAGGAGACTTGGCTGCTATTTTAAAAGCTCTTGTTGGTCCTTTACCTCAACAAGGAGTAGATGCAATTTTATATAGAAAAAATCTTGCAGAATTAGGAGTAACAAATTTACCTTTATATGGTGCTTATGATTTATTATTTGGAGAAGGAACTAAAAAGAAACTTAGAAGTCTAGCAAGAGGTTCAAAAGAAAAAGAAATTAAATTTAAACCTTTACAATTTTATGCAAAAGGTGGATTAGTTTATAATGTACCTAATGTTAAAATAGAACCTGATGAAATGCAAAGCAGAATAACAGGTCAACCATTTAATAGTACAGCAGAGTTTGTACAAGATGAAGAAGATAGAGCATTAAAAGGACAAATGGAAGGATTAGGTTTGAGAGAACCTTTAGTAATTGGTGGTTTAATAAAAAGATTTAAAGAATTTACTGATTTAACTGATGCTGATGCAAGAAGAAAAGAACAACAAGCTGCTGAAATAGTTAATCAATTAGTTGATGAAGGATTATTACCTGAAGAACAAAGACAAGAGTTAGGACCAGAAAGTAAAGGTGGTATTAGATATTTAAAAGGTGGAAAAACATCTGCTACTAATGATATTGTGCATCAATTATTTGCATCTGAAGTTGCAAGTTCTAAACCATTCAAACAGGCAGTACAAAGAATGGCTTTATTTGGAAGAGAAAAATATCAAGCATTTGAAAAACCAGAAGACTCAGCAATAGATGAATTAAATAATCAAATTGGATATGCTATATATGATGAAGCTGAAGGAGATGCAGACAAAATTATAGAGTTAATAAAACAAAGGGCTATGGAAAAATATAAGGTAAATTAATATGAATATAGAACTATGTAAAGCTGAAATAAAAAGACACGAAGGTGAAGTTTTAGAAATATATGAAGATAGTTTAGGTTATAAAACTTTAGGCATTGGACATCTTTGTCAACCTGAAGACCCTGAATATTCTTGGGCAGTAGGAACTAAAGTATCTCAAGAAGTTGTTAATATGTATTATGAGCAAGACTTTCAAAAACATTATCAAGAAACTGTACATGTATATGGTAGTTATGAAGACTTTAAAAATTTACCAGAACCTATACAAAGAGTATTAGTTAACATGTGTTTTAATTTAGGAGGCACTAGATTTTCTAAATTTAAAAATATGTTAAAAGCTTGTAAAGAAAATAACTGGCAAGAAATGGCTAGACAAATGCAAGATAGTCGTTGGTATTATCAAGTAGGTAGAAGAAGTCAAGAACTACAAAAAATGGTATTAGAATGCTGCTCTACTTAGAAACAGATTTAGATAAGGCATATAGATTAGATTGCAAAGCTAGAACTAAATGTAAAGAGCCTTGGATAACTAGAGAACAATTTAGAAGTTTATATGAAGATTTAATTACTTTACATTTAGAAAAAGCTGAACAAGAAGATATATTAATAGATGATGTTCCTGAATGGGTACTACATTCTATTGATGAAATGTTAGAAACTACATTAACTTTAGAAAAGGAATAATATAATGGGATTTCCATTTGAAATAATAACTATGTTAGCATCTACTGTATTAGGTGGATTAATGAGTGTGTGGGCTGAAAGTAGAAAAGCTAAAGCTGAAGCACAAAAATTATTAATAGCTCGTGGTGAGTTTGAAATGAAAGCTAGAAAACAATCTATTGAAGCTGGACAAGCAGATAAAGGATTTGCTTGGACTAGAAGAATTATAGCATTAACATCTATATTTGCTATAGTTTTATTTCCTAAATTAGTTGCTGTATATTATCCTGATGTAGCTGTTACAATAGGATATACTAATTGGAATCCGGGTTTTATGTTTTTTAGAGAAGGCAGAGAAGTTTTTGAATGGATAACATTTGAAGGTTTAGTAATAACACAACTTGATACTAATTTAGTATCGGCTATAATAGGAATGTACTTCGGTGGAAGTTTAGCAAAAGGAAAATAACATGAATAATATGATGGGTGGCTTTACTGGTGACATGGATAGAAATGAGGTAGAAATAGACCTTAATAAATTTATGCAGTTGCTTCAAGAGAAGTCAGAATTAAAAGATAGGATAAGAGAATTAGAAGATGAAAAAAATGATAATCCTTATCAGAGATGGATATTTGTTGCACAAGCAGTAGATAGTTGGAGATTAATACCTAGAGCTTTTCTTAGTATATATATGTATTTATTATACTATGTAGTTTTTTGGTATATGGATTTACCAGAGCCTACTATGGAACAATCAGGTTTAATATCTGTTGTTGTAGGAGCTGGAGCAGCTTGGTTTGGTCTGTATACTAGCACATCTAAAAAACCAGCAGGAGACAAATAAAGGAGATAAAATGTCGAAGGGAGAAATAAATAAAAATTTTTTTGGACCATTATTTATATTATTTTTAATGGGATTATCGTTTGCTGTAAGTGCAGATGATTGTACTGAAGGTACACAGTATTGTGAAGATAATAATTTAACTACTACTAATAATACAACTACTACAAATACTAACACTAATAATAATACTAATAATAATACAAATACAAACACTAATACCAATACCAATACCAATACGAATACTAATACAAATACTAATACAAATACTAATACCAATAATAATACCAATGTTAATACATCAACTAACACAAACAATAATACTAATACTTCCACATCTACCAGTACTAATACCAATACTAACAACAATATTAACACAACTACATCTAACTCTACTGTAAACTCTACAGTAAATCAAAATGTAAACAATAATACTAATTCTACTAGTAATAATACAAATACTAATAACAATACAAATATTAATCAATCTACTTCAGATTCTAATGTTACTACTAATAATACTAATAATAATAATAACAATACAACATCTGATAATACTAATAGAAATATTAATGAGTCTAACTCAACACAAACAATTAGACAAGAAATAAAAAGTAAAGCACCTCCTGCTTCTGCTATAGCACCTAGTATTATGTCTTACTCTCAAGACCTTTGTACTGTAGGTCGTTCTGGTGCTTATCAAGGACAAGTATTCGGTATCTCTACAGGAAGAACAGTTACTGATACTAATTGTGAACGATTAAAACTTTCTAAGTATCTTTACGATACCGGTATGAAAGTAGCTTCAGTTTCAATATTATGCCAAGACCCTAGAGTATTTAAAGCTATGGAAATGGCAGGTACTCCTTGTCCTTATCAAGGTAAAATAGGTAAAGAAGCTGCTAACGCTTGGTCAGAAAATAAATCTAAAAGACCTGATGCTAAAGAACAATTAAAACTTTTTATAAAAGAATGTACTAACGATAAAAATCCTAACAGAGATAACATAAATAAAGATGTAGTTGGGTTAGTAAAGAAAACCTATACAGCTAAAACTAAAACTAAAAGACAATGCAAAAAAGAATTTTATGCTACGCAGTAGCGTGTCTTTTAAGTCTTAATGTCTTTAGTCAGTATATCTACGAAGGCAATCAGTCTTTAATAGACCTTACCAATCAATCAGATACAACCAATCTAAACTCTGGAGATGACCAGCTTTCATCTGCTTTTAATTTAGATTTTACTTTTGATTTCTATGGAGAATCTTTTACATCTGCTCGTATGGCTACCAACGGATGTCTTCACTTTGGGTTAGGTACAGGTAATATAAATTATAATAATTACTGTGGTGATTATACACCTGACCCACTCCCACAATATAACTATACTCTTTTTCCATTTTGGACTGACCTTATTAGAGATGGTAACTCTAAAATGTTAGCCAAAAACTTTAATGATAAAGCAGTCTTTGGTTGGTATGATATGCGTGAATATAATCGTGCATCTGATAATAGTTTTGAGGTTATACTTTGGACTAATGATTCTTATGAGTTTAGATATGGTGAGTTAGATATTATTAAGCATGATGTTTTAATTGGTGAGCAAGGTAAATCAAATGAAATATACACCTATTATTATCACGATGAATGTAATACAGGAACTACCAATACTTCAAGTTGTTACAATTATGACTGGAATAACTCTGATAAAAATGATGACTTAGAAAATGGTGGTTCTTTATATTATGCACCAATAGACTGTAGTAATCCTTTAAATGATACAAGTTGTACAGGTTATGCTGATGCATATCAAGCACAACAATGTGATATAGACCAGTTATATTCTGAATCATGTCCTTACTATTGGGATGCTTATGATGACTTGCAATGTGATTTAGACCCACAATATGCACCATTCTGTCAAGGTTATAGACAAGAAAATTCAGTAGCTTACTTTGAAGAAGATTTTGATTATGGTTATCAAGAAGAGTATGACATGTATGACACTTTTGAAGAACCTGAAATTTTTGAAGAATATGTATTTGATTTTGAATTTAATTCTTTTGAAGAGCCTGAGTTAATATTTACAGAAGAAATAATCTTTGAACAGCTACAACCACTTGATGAATTTATAGAACCTCTTCCATTTATAAGAGAAGAAGAAGTCTTTTTACCTGTTGAAGATTTAATGATTGAAGAGTTTGTATTTCAAGAAACATTTATTGAAGAAGTGGAGGAGTGGTTTGAGGAAGAGGCAATTATTGAAGAAGAACTTGCGTATGCAGAGGAGTCGGAGGAAGAACTTATTGAAGAACTTATTGAGGAAGAAGAAGAAGTTATAGAAGAAGAAACACAAGAAGAAGAACTAGTTGTTGCTGAAGTAACATCTGAAGGTAAGAGTTCAATAAGTAGAGAAATGGCATTAAACATTATCTCTTCTACTTTAAACACAGCTCAAGCTAGTGTTAGTGGCACTACATCAGGCAACTCTATACATTCTACAGGTGGCACGACAGGAGCTTCTAGTGTATCATCATCTAATTCTGGTGGTGTAAGCACTAGTAATTCACCTAGTATATCAGAACAATTTGCATCTTCTACTGCACAAAACAATCAAGTATTAGAAATGAGTTCTAATATTACAAGCTCTACAAGTGTTGAAACTGAAACAGTTGAAACAATGAGTGTTGCAGTTAATACAACATCTACTCAAACTTTACAAAGTCAAATAGATGTGTCAGTCTCTACAGATTCATCAACCACAGAAGTTGAACAAACTGTAGCGAATATCGTAGCTCAAAACTTACAAGATGCTCAAGAAGATTTTGAAGCTAAACAAGAAGAAACAGGTGAGTATGGGTCAGAGAATACTATTATAGCTTACATGGGATTTGTTCCTGACTTTAATAAGTATAGATTAGTAACTTTACCTGACCAAGAAATATGGTACGAACCAAAAGATATATATGCTAACAACATCTTATCAGATAACATAGAAGGTTTTTATCAAATGGCAGGTCAGAGTTTAGAAACCCTGATTAAAATAAAAGAACTACAACCAGAATTATAGGAGAACATTATGGATTGGTTACAAAATAAAACAACACAGTTTATTGCATTAATGGGTATCATTGGAACTCTTGCAGGTTTTGGATACACCGGTGCAACCTATGTTAATAGGATTGAAAACTTAGAAAACAAAGCTGAACAAGCTAAAGAAACTGATGATGGTTTAGGTGAGATTGAAAAAAGAATAGAAGCGTTAGAAACTTCTGTGTCTTACATGAACAAGACGATTGATGAAACTATTTTAATTAAGATTGATAATCAGTCTAATAAAGTAGAAGTTATCAAGTCTGATATGTCAGGTATGAAAGCTGATATTGAAAGTGTTAAGACTGATATTAAAATATTTAAAGAAGAAAATAAAAATCCTTTAGCAGGTTAAATGAAAATACCACAACAGCTTAATTTATTATTTAACAAACCTAAGAACGCATCATCAGAAGATTTTTTAAATTGGGAAAGAACTGAATTAAATTGGTGGGCAAACAGACAATTAAAGATTGTAGCTATGATGTCTGTCATACAAGTTAGTGCATTTATGTTTATGCTACTATCTTTTCACATAATATCATTTTTATTCTAAAATAAAGAAAATTGACCTCACAGAATGCCCGAGGTTAAACATTTAGAGGGTAGTTAATACCTTTGCTTCAAAAAGACCTATTATTTAACCACGGGCTTCTCCGTGCTTCTGAGAGGATTTAG